TGAGAGCTTCATCTCTGAAGTCCGGTAACTCACTTTCAGCTTCTAGGAACTCTTTGAACTCCTCAACGATCAAAGTCCGCTGTGTAGTCCTCGCAGTTGCCGTCTGTGAGTTTGCAATACGATAGGCGTTCCGAAACTCCTGAGCTTGGTCCGCTAGAAATGATTTCGTTCTCAAGTTCGTTTTGTAAGTAGTGGATAGCTTTTCTCAGATCAGCGATGCGGTCATCCTTAAACCCTGCTCGGCAGATATACTTGATCGCGTTGCCAAGGTGGAAGTTCAGTCCTTGGTCTCGGATGAAGTCCCAAACTTGAATGGAGCCTCGCTTGTAGTAACTGGGGCCTGTGAGGTTGGAGTGGGCCATTTCTTAACTAGGTTTGACATTGAGTTACCCAGCAGAAAGCATTGATGCTGTAGTGCCAGGAAGACAGTGATGACATCCTCAAGTTTTGTTTCTGGATGTCTAAGAGCGTTCTCTATCTGCTTCAGCTTAAACTGCTGCTCCAGAGTTAGCTCCACAATCGGGGCTGGGAGACCAAAGTCTTGGCCTTTGATTGGTGAAATCATAATCAGTCACTTGTAGGATCTTTGCTAGGCGTGCGTTTAGCAGAGCACTGTCTTCATCTAGGCCCTTTTCAAGAAACGCTGAAACCACTGTCTCCCATGAAACCCCTTTAGCATCAAGGAGCGCTTCCGCTCTTTTCACACCAATACCGGGAATACCTGAGTACCCATCTGTTTGGTCACCAGCCATGGTCTGGACAAAGTGCCAGCGCTTACCCATTTCTGGGGTGATGGTCACCACATCTTGAGTGAGGTCATAGAGACTGCCAGGGATCTGGCGCATGTCTTTATCTGGGCTGCAGATGATATGACCTTCCTCAGATGTCGCCTTAATGCCAATCGCATCGTCTGCTTCGATGCCATCCATGACAACTACCTTGTGCGTAACCTTGAGCGCATTGATCGCCCTTCGGTAGCCGCACGGCTTCTTGCGGTTTCTATGTCCTTTATACTCTGGATAGATGCTTTTACGAAAGTTATCAGGACTAGAGAAGTACAAAATACTGTCGTCAAAACACCCAAGGTCACTTTCAATCCTGCTCAGTTCTCGGTTGATTGACTCCATGACTTCACTGAAGTTGGAGGTCACCACAATTACATCTTCACCGTAGTCTACTTCTGTTTCGTTTGCAGCACAGCTTTTGTAGACAATATAATCTGCATCAATGAGCAGACTCACTTACTGCCCTCCTGATACCCCGCCATAAACGCAGCAACCACCCATTTGTGTAGGATGTCTTGTCGGGTCTTTTCGTCTCCAACTAGGCAGTCGGTGAAGAAAGCCTCGGATTTTAGGGAAAACCTACCGTAGTCAGAATGGAACCATTCCACAAAGGCTTCCTCTGGTTTGTCTCCGTGATAGGTCACTTACCTTGACCTCGACTCAGTTTCTTCGTACCTTTAGGGAGGCTACGAGTCCCGTTACCCTGATGGGTGTGTTTGAACTTTGATTTGGATTGGAACTCCACTCGTCCGAGTGCTGTCTTTGATTTAGTAGCCATTAGTGTACATCTGCCCAGGTGGATCCGATTTTCCCTTCGGCAGCAATAGGGATTCGGAGGTTGTAGTATTCACCAGCGCGAACTGCGTTAACTTCTAGCCATTCTTTTAACACGTCCGCATTGATAGGTTCGGTTTCCCACTGCAATTCGTCGTGTATAAATGCTAGTTGATGAGTGTGAGGCAGTACCAGGCCGTCATTGCAGAGAACCATCCACCGTTTGGCTACAACACCAGCCCCTGACTGGAGCAGGTAGTTGAGAGCCTTGTGGGGACTATCTACTGCGATCTTCCTTCCATCTACCGACTTGATATAGCCTCGCTCACCCGCTGCACGAACAGCGGCAAGAAGACTATCCAAGCCGTCAATGGCAGCAACATAAGCTGCGCGGATCTCCGCACCTTTCTCCTTTGCCTTGTTCGGGGAAAGGCTTTGGTCGTAGCTAAGGCCGATCTTTTGATCTCCTGCACCATATAGAAAAGCGTAGGTTACTGTCTTAACAAGTCGTCTGCTGATACCTATCTTGTCTGCATTCTCTTGGTGAATGTCGCCATTGAGAAGAACATGTCCGTACCTGCCTCCATCATATCGAGCCAGATAGTGGGCAAGCATTCGCAGTTCAATCCCTGCGAGGTCAGCACCAACCATGACATTGCCAGGGCTAGCGCGGAATAGCTTTCTAAAGCTAAGGTCGCTTGGTACCTGTGCAAGGTTTGGGTTTCTGTGTGCACACCGATGGGTGTTAGTAGAGACAGAACAGTTGTGATGGATCCTGTCATTCCTGACAAGCTTTAGCCAGGCATTCTTGCCTTCCGACAACATACCTAGCTGTTTGGTCAACTCAAGGCAGCGATAGAACTGCAGGGCTTCCTCAGTCCCGATGTCCTTGAGCACAACTTCGTCAATGGCAGTCTTGCCACTGGCTGTCTCTTTATCTGGTACCCAACCGTGGTGATTCTTCATGATCCACGCAATGTGATCACGACTACCTGGGTTGAACTCCTTTAGCTTTGTGAGCGGCGCTCCCGCCACGTATCCAGTGGTTCGATTAACTCGCTTAGGAGTAAACTCTCTGTCTGCAATGAGAGGGTACCTGTTGCGAAGTAGTTGAGTAATCCCTTCCAACTCTCGTCGGAGAGACGATTCAAGTTCCCGTGCAGCAGACTCATCAAAGTGCCACCCATGTAACTCCTGCTCGGTAAGTATCTGTGCAACCCTGTGCTCTAGCGTGATCCAGTCAGGTATGGCTGGAAGTGTTCCCATAGTTTGACCGTAACTTGTACATCTTGCAGGCAGTACTCCTGCATCTCTTGGCTCCAATCCCTCCAATCTGCAGTCTTACCGAAGTCGCCTTTGTACTCACCAAGACGGTGACCATAGGCTTCTAGGGAGTGACGACCGTATAGCTGGAGAGGCATGTGTTTCCACTTACGCTTCTGGTCAGTCTTCAGAATGTCAGCGTGATAGCAACGAGAAAGCACCAGAGTATCCAGCACCACACCACTGGGATCAAACCAGGGTTGAAGTTTGCGTATAACAGGAATGTCGTAACCAATGATGTTATGACCAATAATGGTATCCGCGTCTTCCAGCATCTGGAGGCCACGGCTGATAGGTTGTTCAGAGC